TGGGGTATTCCGAGATCTAAAAATCCTGGCGTGACTGACTCCGCGCCGCTCGCATCCCTATAGATGATGCCGATGCCGCAGGTGGCGTTTCCGCCTGGCGTGTAGACGTAGCCGGCGACTACAACAGTTTCTCCAGGCGTAACTGGAACGGCATCGATCGTTGCACCGTCACTCTTTACCGGCACGGCATAGGAGAACTGGGTACCGTTGGTGTTCGCGAGCTCCATGCGGTAGTTGCCTGAATATGCGAGCGCCGAGTTGCTGTAAACGCCACCGATTCCGCCGAACTTCCAATAGGCAGAACCCTGCTCGAAATCGCCATTGGCAAGGAGGTTCTCACCCAATCGCAGATTCGATCCGGGCAGCTCGTCTATATCTCCAGGTTGATAAGTCCACGCAACATCATCGAAGTTGTGATACCCGCTCGAACCGCCGGAGCCGATCGATGCGACAGCAACGCCATCGGCTGGCGCCACGTCCTGCACAGTAAGCGTCTGAGTGACGTTGCCAATTGCGCCCGAAGTGACCTTGCTGCCGATGTCCGAATACGTCCCGTCCTGCCAAACAATGCGCACTGATGGCGTGCCGTTGGGGCTGGAAATCCCGCGCACCTTACATGTGAGCTTGACGATCTGGCCCTTGGCAACGGGAATGGTGCCCTTGTTGCGCAGGTATGAAGTCGTGCCGTTGCAGGTGTAAACGGCGTAATACGTCGTCCCGCTGTTGGGTCCATTCGTACCCTGCTCGGTGCGCCAGTGAGCCGCGTCATTTTCGGCAACCCAGCCCCACAGGTCCTTGTCGAACCCTGGATTGATGATGTGGGCCGGCGCGGAGTTATCGATCGACACCTTCGCCGCCGCATAGATCGCGTTGAGCAGCGCCTGGCGCGTGGTGTAGACATCCGCGAACTTGCTGCGGAAGGTGGTGCCGACGATGGTGGTGTCACCACTCAGGTCGCTCCACAGCACCGGCGTGGTGAGCGTGGCGAGGTAGGCGGTGAGCGCGGTAACGGCCGAGTCATAGGCCGTTTTCTCGGTGGTGACGCCGAAGGCGGTGGCCTGCGCGTCGATACCGGCCTGCTCGGTGGTGATGACATTGGTGTCGCGGATCACCACGGGCTTCTCGCCCTGGCTCAGGATGTTGTCGCTGGCGATGTTGGCCAGCTCCTGGTTCGCCGCCAGCGCATCGGCCGCGGCGTTGTCCACCTCGGTCTTGATGTCGTCCAGACGAAGGTTGCCCGCAGGTACATCGGGCACGGTGTGGGTGCCGCTTACCCAGTCGGATTTCGCGCCACAGGCAGAGACAGCGCGCACCTCGAACTCGTATGTCTTGGTGCGGTCCAGATCCTCCACGACGATCTCGTGCGCAGGCGCAACGCGCTGCGGCGCGCTCCAGGACTCGTCGCTTCCGCTTACCCGCCAGCGGACCTCGTAATATTCAGCGGAGGACTTCGCCACGCGCCTGCCTCCACATCAGTTTGGGGTTCCGATAGATGCCGTCTTGCGGCGGCGCCGACACGCCCGAGCTCGCGTGAATCACGCCGGCATCATCGGGGGCGCTGTCACCCGCACGGATGACGATCGATGGTGGATCGGGAGGCGAGCACCACGGCTTGCCGGTAATGTCGCTGACGAAAGCTGGCGGGGTGCCGCTGTCCGCGGTCCAGACCGCCGGGGCCGCGTCCACGCAGGTGAGCGTGGCGGTGAGGTCATCGCCGGGCTCGATGCTGCGCACCATGAGCTTGGCCACCCCACGGGTCACCTCGCCAAGAACAAAGAGGTCGCCCACTGCGCCGATCGCGCTGGCCAGGGTGAGCACCTGCGTCTCGCCGGCGGCGCTGGTAATGGTGGCCACGTCCTGCGCGTTGTCCGCTCCGCGCACCCGCAGCTCGTAGGTCTTGCCCGCTTCCAGCGTCACCGGGCCATCCAGTGTGACGGTGGTGCCGCTGACGGCCTTTACCCTGCCCCACGCCAGCCCCCAGCTGGTGATGTCGTGGGCGACGTGGATGAGGTCGCCGCGCTCGCATACCATGTGCTCGATATCCGCCTGGAAGGTGTACTGCGTCTGCCGCAGCCACATCACGGCGAGGTGGTAACGGCCCAGGCGCCAGGCGGCGTCCGGGTCGATCACCATGGACAGGTCCAGCTCCTCGAACCGGGTGGCGTTGGCGGCGCTGTAGCCGTCCCAGTAGACCAGGCGCACGTCCTGCTGGTCGTTGGCTTCGGGGTTCGAGAACTTCACGCGCAGCGCGTGCGGCGGCTCCACGAAGGTTCGGCTGTAGCTGAAGCCCCAAGAGTTGGCCGGGGTGAACATCTGCACCGGCACGGTCTGCTCGAGGTCGCGCACCGCGGAGTACAGGCCGTTGCGCAGTCCGAAGCTGGCACGCCCTGCGGCGAGAACGTCGCGCAGCACGTCGCCAAACGCGCGACCCGAATCCATGATGAAACCGATCTTGTAGCCCTTGGCCTCGCACTCCGCCGCCCAGTCGCAGATGCCGACGAGGTCCATGCGAGAGAGCACCACCCGCCGCAGCACGGCTTGGCACTGGGTCATCAGCCAGAGGTAGATCCAAGCAGGGTTTTCCGTGGCCACCGGCGTGGTGTCCAGGAACGTTACCGGGTCGATGCCGCGGATCTTCTGGCTGGCCAGCACGGAGAGGTTCTGCACCACGCCGTTGAGCTGGTCGGTGGCCTTGATGCGCACGGCGAGCTTGTTGGTGCCGGTGGTGGTGGGGTTCTGCGGGTTCACCGAGCGCAGCACGCTCCACACGCAGTCGCTCACCGTGCCGGCGGTGGTTCCGCCAAAGCTGGTGGCGTCACGGGACACGAACACCTCGTACTGTCCGCTTGGAACCTTCCAGCGCACGCCACAGCGCAGGGTCTTTTTCTTGACCGAACTCACCGTGACGCTGCTACCGGCAGGGCTCACCAGCGTGGCGCCACCGCTGAATGTGACTCCCGTTGCGGTGCCGAGATTGGTCCAGGTGGTGTCGCCCACAAGCCGGTACTGCACGTTGAACTGCACCGTTCCACGGACGGTCTCCGCCTTATCGTTCACCCCGTACAACCCACCGTTGAAGATGAGATCGAGCGAGATCTCTGTGGTAGCGGTTTGAGTGGTGCGGGTGGCCGAGTCACCGGTAGCGTTCAGCGCTACGGATACCCCGAGCTCGTAAATGTCCTGGGCGAACAGGCTGGGCGCCGTGGAAATTTCCCACTCTACGTCTTCATAGCTGGCGATGTCCGTCTCGCCGATGCGGATATCGGAGATGTCCAGGTCACCATAGCCCAGGTCAAGCAGCATGCGCAGGTACTGGTCGTCGCCGCTGATCTCGGTGTACGGCAGCGCGGCATGCGGCGGAAAGAAGCGCTTGGTGCCCACCACGCAGGGAATCACGCCATACGGGTTGGCGTTGTTCGACGTGCCGGTGATGCTGTTGAGCTGCTGGAAGGGGTCGCCATCGGCGCCGCCTAGGCCTTTTGGCGTGGGCGGAGGAACAAGGGCGTTGATGGCCAACGTGCCGACGATAGAGACCGCGGCGCCAGCTGCGGCTCCCCATGCCGCTCCGTAAGCCGCCCCCACCGCACCAGCGGTATAGATAGATGCCACGATAACCACGATGGTCAGCAGCGCACGGACCCACTTGCTTCCACCGCCTCCGCCTTGTGGGTAGATCGTGGCATGGATCGTCTGCCCGGCCTTTGGTCGCACCTTGCCCCACAGTTCGCGTGGCACCGGGTGTCCGCCGACTGTGACCTCGCACGAGTGCGCAGCGGCAGCGCCCATGATCTGAGCCAACGTCTGCCCCGCCTGCGCCTGGCAGTACACGCGCTCGGGAACCAGTGGGTTGGTCTGCGCTACTACGGTCAGCGAACCATCGGCCATGAATTGCGCTCACAAAAAAGCCCGCAGATGGCGGGCCGGGGAAAGAAAAAGCCCGCGCTAGGCGGGCCTCGGGTTGGCTACTTTTTGGTGTAACCCCTGACTTGCATGCATTGCTCAGCCAGATTGGCCGTCATCAGGCCTGCGAAAACATTCTGATCGGAGGCCGTGGCTTTAGAGCCCTCATACCAGCATTCCTGTTTGTCCTTCTGGAACTGCTCCTGCGTGGTATTAGGGCGTGTCCACACCGGTGCCGCACACCCTGCTAATCCAAGCGCCATCACCGCAACAACAAGCATCCATCTCACGGCCATGCCCTCCTGTTGATTTTGGTCAGTTTGCCACTTTTCGGCGGTAGATGCCCTCGATGCGCCGCGCCCAGTGCGGCGAGTCCAGGCGCTCGATGCAGGAAAGAAGCTGGCGACCGTCGCGCCAGGGCGGCATGGCGTGCAGGAACAGCCCTGGCGCCACGATCACGCCGCAGTGCCACGGACGGCCCGCAACGCGCAGGATGAGCAGGTCGAGCGCCCGCTGCGCCTCGACACGCTCCCAGCCATCCGCCAGCCCCGCCTCGACGGCGGCGGCGACGCTCAGGCGATCATCAGCCCGGGTGTAGGCGGCGGCGTAGTCCGGCAGCACCAGCCCCGCCTCCGCCTGAAGCACCGCCCGCACCAGCCCCCAGCAATCGTAGGCGGGGCCGCGCCCCTTGTCGGCGTACGGGCGCCCGATCCACTTCCCCGCCCACGCAGGGATCACAGGAAAAGGCCCGGCGAGCTGGTGGGAAGGTACTGCTGCGCCGGTACCTGCTGGGCGAAGATGTCCTGCTCGTAGCCGAGGGTGCCCGTGATGGTCTGCGCTGTGGCATCTGCGGACTGCAGGCTCATGGCGAAGGGGCCGGCCTCTACCGTGTCCGGCGACGACGCGAGCACCA